ACCATTTTATAAAACAATAATCGCCGCACCTGTCGGACCAAATGAATTTAGAGGACTATGAAACTAATTTTAAACGAAGCACAGAATGAACAATTAATAACTCAAATTAAAAAAGACCCTGAATTATTAGTTGGAAAGAAAGTTAAGGTATATTATGATGTTAATAGACATATGTTTTCGGTTACTTACTCGGGGATCGTCGTGTTGAAAGCGGATTATGTTAGATTAGAAAACTGTACTTTTTTAGTTGGAGAAAAAGGTAGGGAAAGAGTTCGTGCTGAAGGACAAAAAAATGTACATGCCTACGTTACTGGTACACTTACTGATTATTGTAAAAATCCATGTGAAGTTATACCTCAACCTGAGACCGGTATTGTAATTACTTATAACCCAAAACGAGATGAGTTTTTTCACATAAAGGATACTGGAGAAATGATTAAAAAGGCGGAAGAGGTTGAAATGATAAATCGTGAAAATAAAATATTTTTAATAAAGTAATGGGGTTCCCAAAAAAAATAAAAAAATATTTACCTCTCATAGAAAAAAAAACACTATTAGCACGAAGACATGAGATGGCTGATATGATTAGTGAGGATGGTACGTATTTACCTAAATCACTTCTTCATGCCGACATGGATGCGGGGTTTTTGGAATTTGTACGAGATCAGTTGGAGTTATCAGTGGAGGGGAAAAAAATACCTATGGTTGATGTGTTGATAACCACACAGAATTGGGCACAGTTCACTGAGACTTGGGATTTCGAAAATATTGACAAAAATGCCGAACCTCCTTTTATAACCGTAATTAGAACTCCAGAAGTAAAATATGGGAACAATCCTTCTATTGTTTATAATATCCCAAATAGAAGATTATACTTTTACATGCAAGTTCCAACATGGGATGGACAAAGACATGGAATGGATATTTACAAAATTCCACAACCAATTCCTGTGGACATAGAATATACGGTTGCAATTATTTGTAATAGAATGAGAGAGATAAATAAATTTAATCAAGTTATCATGACTAAATTTGCATCTCTTCAGGCATATCAAGTTATCAAGGGTCATTATATCCCAATTAAAATTACGAATATATCCGACGAATCTGTTCTTGAATTAGAAAAAAGAAAATATTATATACAAAAATACACATTCACATTAGGTGGGTTTTTACTTGATGAAGATGAATTTGAGGTAGTCCCAGCAATTACAAGGGTTCTTCAAATGTATGAGGTGGATACCAAATCCAAGAAAAGAAAACAAAGAAAAGCACAACCACCCCCATCCCCAACGATTACTTACGATTATGCTTCTGGATCAACTTCATTGACTTTATCTAAAACCTTTGATTATAGAGTTGATTTAAATTTTATTGATTCTTTGAATGTAAGTTCTTATGATGTCTTTATAAATGGTTTATTATTTGGGACAGACATTCGATCAATTCCAGTTAATACTGGTGATGTTATTGATATAGTGATTGTAAAACAAGTACCAAATGATGAATCCTGGATTCAATGGTACACAGAATATCTTTAAAGTTCTCCGTAGATATCTCTTTTTTCTTTACATTTTTCCAAAATTAATTTTTCTAAAAATTTGTACATTTTAATTCCGTGCTTGTCACAATATTTTTTTAGAGTCGTGTGAACTTCCACGGAAATCTTTAAATTTTTTATTTTTTTTGGGTTAGAATCCATAGGTAGAAAAAAGGTAGAAAAAAATCCTACTATTAATTAAATACATTGTTTTCTTAGAATTTTTAACGAAAAACGAAGTATTTATATAGAAAATAAAAAATAAAAAAAACAAAACAATAATGGCTACTAACAGTAAAGTATTTGTATCCCCAGGTGTCTATACTTCCGAAGTTGATTTAAGTTTCGTTGCTCAGAGTGTGGGGGTTACTACCCTAGGTATTGCTGGGGAAACCTTGAAAGGTCCGGCATTTGAACCCATATTCATTAGAAACTACGACGAATTTACAACTTATTTTGGAGGAACATCACCTGAAAAATTTGTGAATACACAAATTCCCAAATATGAAGCAGCGTACATCGCTAAATCTTATTTACAACAATCAAATCAGTTATTTGTAACAAGAATTCTTGGTTTATCTGGTTATGATGCAGGACCATCTTGGTCTATAGTTACTGAAGGAAATGTAGATCCAACAACCATAGATGTTTGGTGTTTAAGTGCGGTTACACCGTCAGGTACTTGTGTCCCTGTTTGTGTACTTCCTAAAACTGAACCGTTTATTGTCGACTTTACTGGTTGTACTAACAGTGATGGAACTATTTCTTTCTTATCTAATTTCCCAACTGAAATTGAAAATCTTTTAACCACTCCTTATCAGGGTCCTCAAGGAAATCAATCATCTCTGAATCAAAATATTAAAGATTTAATTTTTGACGTTATAACTTCAAACAACCCTGCAATTACTGAAGATGAACTTATTAGTTATTTCGGTAGTGTTGATGGTGCTGATTACAGTGCATTGACTGTTAATGGAAGTTACACTGGAGCAACTAATGTATTTGGTGTTCCTGCAATTCCATTTGAAGATAATGATTTGTCTTCAGTTAATAACGATCCTTGGTTTTACGCATTATTTGATAATACAGGAAATGGTAATTATACAGGATATTCATTTTGGGCAATTGTTACCGGGGTAACGAACATCAATCCAGTTACTACAACAACTACCGGAACTATTCCAACCCCAACACCTACACCTTCAGCACAAAATCCTTGTGTTTCTCCATTACCTTTTACCTCACCTACTCCTACCCCTACACCAGTTAATATTGACTGTTATTCCGGATCAGTTGTTGGTGTTGTATATTATTACACAGGAAACACTTATAATGATTATGATGATATGGTAGTCGCTACCTTTAGATCACGAGGTGTGTCATATTACAATGATGGTACTAATCCTGATTTTGAAGTAAGTGGATTAACTCAAGTATCCTTAGACTTCTCTAATCAATACTCTGGAGTTACTAAAAATCCTTTCTTAACTTTTGGGGTTAATGTGACAAATAATTCAGGGACTAATTTCTTCTATGAAACATCTTTCAATACTTCAGATGCAAACTACTTAACTAAAGTATTTGGAGTTGACAATTTTGGTAAGCCAAGAACACAAGTTCCAATTTTTGTTGAGGAAAGATTCCAAACATTATTAAGTTATGGTTGGAGAAAAGGTTTCATCAAGGGTCTAAGTGCTGTCTTGGTTGACTTGGATAATGTTACGGGTCTGAATAACGCACCAAGTACTTCAATTGCTTGGTACTTAGACAGATATCAAACACCAAAATCACCTTGGGTTGTTTCTGAATTACGAGGTACAAAAGTGTATGATCTATTTAGATTTTACACGGTTGCTGATGGAGATTCTGCAAACTACAATGTTAAAGTTTCAATTTTCAATATCTCATTTGCGAACGAAACATTTGATGTAATGATTCGTGACTATTATGATACGGATTCAAACCCAACAGTTTTAGAGAAATTTACTAACTGTTCAATGGACCCAAGTCAAAATAACTTCATTGCTAAAAAGATAGGATCACTCGATGGTGAATATGAATTGAATTCAAAATATGTAATGGTCGAACTAAATGAGGATGCACCAGTAGATGCCCTTCCTTGTGGATTCGATGGTTATATGTTCAGAACTTACTTCGGAGCAAATCCTCCTTTCCCAATTTACAAAACTAAATATGATTTCCCAGGTGAAGTAATTTACAATCCTCCGTTTACAGGACCTATTCTAAGTTCTGGAGATAATGTGAGAAGAACTTACCTTGGGTTCTCAAATAGTATTGGATATGACTCTAACTTTTTTGAGTATGTTGGTAAACAAAATCCTCTTGACAGTTGCGCTCTTGAAGGTATTGATTGGGATTACAGGACTCGAGGATTCCATATGGATAAAAACGCATCTGGAATTACAATTTCTGGACCATTCACTTCTAATGGAACCCCTAGATTCTATGTTGGTGATGCTGACTTCAGTGTTGAGCCAACAAGTGCAACTAGTCCTTACTACCGTTTGTACTCTAGAAAATATACCTTATTAGTTCAAGGAGGCTTTGACGGATGGGATATCTATAGAGAACATAGAACTAATTCTGACAGATTTGTATTAGGGGCATCAGGTTATCTGAATGGGGCTTGTCCTGATAACCGATATCCAAATGCAATTGGTTGGGGAGCGTTCAAACAAATCTCTTTAGGAGATGGGACGATGGATTGGGCGAACACTGA